CGCGAGCCGTACCGGAGACTTCAACAACACCCTTAAAGATCTGCGTGTTCGCAGACTTCAGCGTGGTGTCAGAAGCGGTCGCAGCACCAGCAACCGCACCTTCAACAGCCTTGTTGGCTGCGGGTGAGGCCAGCTTGTCCTGCTGCCACTGGTGGTTAGTGGCTTTCGCCTTGGACGTGCCAATGGACGAAAGGAATGGAGTGTCGGTTGGCGAGATGTCATAGATGATGTCTTCGACATCTTCCTGCTTGCCGACCAAGTCATAAGTTTTTGCAACGCCAGAAATTGTAGCCATTTTGATTTACCTTAAGCGATTAGCCAAAAGCGCAACAGCGTCGTCTACCTTCCCAGAGTTCCGCAGCACTTCGCGCTGCTTGTTCATCTGTTTACGGTTATGAACGACCTTAGATTCCGTTGCCCTTTTGTCAGACAAAGTTTTGGTAGGTGCGACTTTGACTTTCTTCTCAGTCACGACCTTGCGACCCCTGTGGTACTGCATGGCACTCCAGATGGACCGAATAGCGCGGTGGTCAGCGATGTTGTTGAACTCTTCCGGCGCGAAACCCAACTCTTTATGGGCAAACTCACCGATCTGGGCGTACAACTCGTTATTCCACCCAGGAATGGTCGTCTTCAAGACGGCCACCGCTTCTTTGGCTTGCGCCTTCAACGCGGCTTCCTGTGTCTTCTTGGTCCGCTCTACGAAGTCTTCCACCTGTCCACGGATTCCGTTGAACGTCTGGAGAGAGTGTTCGTAAGCCTGTTTGGCCTGGTGGTACTGTTCAGGGTTTTCCACCGCTGCGCGCTCCCAATCAACGCTTTGAAAGCGTTGAACGTCAGCACCCACGGCGGTCAAGAGACTATTCAGTGTGGAAGCGTAATACTGGCTGTCTTCTTCGATAGCCTTACGTTGTTCCGCAACTGCTTGCGTCTTCTTGGTGTAGTCCGACTGGCGGAGGTATCCGAGTTTGACCTCTTCAAGCGTCAGCGTTTCACCTTCGATCTCGACTAGCTGTTCGGCTTTGTCGTCATCGTCAGCTTCATCTGACTCCTCTTCGGTATCGGCTTCGTCCTCTTCGTCCTCGGCTTGGCCGTCTTCGGCTTCCTCGGAATCGTCGGTATCGGCTTCAACCTCGTCCTCGACTACTTCAACTTCGCCCTCATCTTCATCTTCGGGCTGTAAATCGGCTTTGGTATCCGCCGTGTCCTCATCGGGGGCGGTGTACAACGCAGCCAAACGCTCTTCAGCACTCGGTGCAGAGTCCGTTGCGGTTTGCTCTGTCACTTCAAGTCTCCTGTGTAATCGAATCTTGCATTTGTTTCAACTGAAAATGATTGATGCGAGATGCGATATTGTTGACGAACATCTGCGCGGCGCGGTGCAGATGAAATAGAGTTTCACGTTCGGACTGCGCGCCCAGATCCGACATGAAGAGTTTTTGTTCGATATCCGCCAGTAACGAAGCGTAGGCGTCGTTGAAAGCGTCGTTGTTGAGCAAAGCACTGGCCTTTTCGGCTGAATGCTCTGCGCCATCAATCCCGTAGTCGATATCCATTATTCGGGTTCCTTAAAGAAGTCCGCCAGGCCGTCCGCTGCGTCTGGGATGACGCGCGTCTTGGCGGCTTCGGCGATCGCTATGCGTTTTTCTGTTATCGGGCGCTCTACGCGCTCGCCTGCCTTGTTGTAGCCGTATTTGAGCTTGGTGTACTCCTTGACCATCTTCTTGTACGCCTCGCGCTTGGCCTCGGCCTCGGTGCGGGGGTTTTTCTTCTTCTGGAAAGCCTCTACGGCCTTTTCAAAGTCAGTCATTCTCGTCCCCGCGATTGCCGTTCTTGTTCTGCTGCGCGGCGTTCAGCGACTCAATGTCGATGTAGGCCATGTCAGTCTGCTGTTCGTGGCGGAACTCTGCGGCCTTCAAGATGAGGTCGGCAGAATCCTTCTCCTGCTTCGCGATCATCTCTTGCGCCTTGGTCGACAGTTCGACACCGATCTTCTCGGCTTCAAGCACCAGCTTCTCTTCTTCGACGCCGGCCCTGCGCTCGTCAACCATGACCTTGCGCTCTTCGAACTCCAGCTTCTTCATCTCAATCTGCTGGGCCATCTGCTTCTGCTGCTCGGCCTGCTGCTGGTTCTGCTGCATACCCTGCTGGTATTCAGGCGACATCGGCGACAGGAGGTACTTGTCCCCGCCCTTCAGACCCATAAGGTCTACAGCGCGAGCCAACAGCGCGAACCGCTGCTGCGTCTGGTACATACCGCCCAGCGTCTGGTCCTGCGGGTTCGCAGTCCACATCTGGTCAAGCATGGTCAGCGTCCGCGCTTCAGCAGCACGGGCGTCTGGCGTCAGCGCCACGGCCACATCCATCTCGGTGCGTTCGCGAAGCTGCTTGGGGTCGATTGGCACATATTTGCCGCTCAACTGGATCATGCGTGGCTGCGTGTCGTTCTCAATCGCCAGGCGGTAGAGATCGAACATCAGTGGCTTGAGGAAGCTCTCGGCGAAGTTACGCGCCATGACCATCGTGCGACGGTTGCTGGCGTTCATGTACCGCGTGACCATGTCGTTGCTGTTCTGCTTCGACACGACGTCGCTGTCCAAGCCCTTCGACATCCGGCTGGAGCCTGAACGCGCTTCCTTCTCCTGCTCCAGCAACTCCATCGTCGTGAAGATGTTGGGGCTGATCTGTGGCGTGGCCAGTGGCTGCACGACAGACGACGGGTCCATCGCGTTGACGTCGATCACGGCGCCGATCTTGTTGTCGATGAGGTCGCGCGGGTTACGGACCAGTGACAGGTTGGCCACCCAGCGGCTGGTGTTGGTCAGCCAGGCGTTATCGATGACCGACCGCTTCAGCGTCGACTGCGACTTCTGGATGTCCATTGTCACGTCGGCAAGCGACAGGCCGATGGCCTTGTGCGGGATCGGGAACGGACACCAGCCGCGGAACGGGTGGCTCTCGACCTTCTCCATGTCCAGCAAGGTGCGACGTGAGTGGACGACCTTGTAGGTGCAGCGCGAGTCGACCTCTGGGTCGTAAATGCGGATGTAGCTCTCGTAGATCGTCACATAGCTGCGGTTCGGGTGGTCGTCCCGCATACTTGTCTCGGCGGAGAACTCGTCGTAGCTGTCGCGTCCCAGTGTCGAGTCGCGGTAGGTATCCAATTCTTCGTCAAGCTCTTCGACCTTCTCTGGGTCGTAGCCGTCTTCAAGAAGCTCGCCGATCTCTTTCTCGTAGCGGTACGAGACGAAGTCGGTGTCCTCAAGCGACTTGGCGCGAGGACTGATATAAAGTTTTTCTGGCTCCAGATTGTCAACGCGGACTTGGCTCTTGTTCAAGCGCCGCTTGAGTTCACCAGTATAAGTTGTAACGGCAGGCATAACGACCATGCCTGTCATCGGGTCAACCATCTCCGGTTGGACGACGGTCTGGTCGAGAGTGGTGATTTCCACCTCTGGGTCTTGCGCCATCATCACGAACTGCGCTTCGTCCAGATCGGCGAACTCTTCCTGCACATAGGTGTAGCGGGTGTCCCACCAACGCTTCACGACGCCCAGTTTGCTGACGAGGCCATCGTGCAAGGTGTCTTGCAGGATCTTGAAGCCGTTGTTCTGGCGGTAGAACAGATAATTGACGAATTCAGTGGCCTGCCGTGCGGCCTCAATGTCTTCGTTCGTCTCTGGTGTGAACTCGACCACGCGCCGGTCGGCGGTGAACGTATCGATCAACAGTGCCTTGGTGGACTCGACCGCGTCAAAGACGTCGCGGGAGATGTGTTGGCTGCGGCCAGGCTTCTCGTTGCCCAGTGGCTCGCCGTAGTAGTAACGGTGGCTCTTGTCGCGCTGTTCGCCAACCAAGCTTTCGGTGTAGGTGTCCGCTGCGTCGAGGTTGCGCTCCAAGAGAGACAGCAGTTCGCTTTCTTCCAGCGGGGTATCTTTGATCTCAGGCATTAAATGTCCCAATCCTCGGTTAACGACACCCCGTGGCGTCCATACACCTCTGGCATCTTAAGTTCCGCCTTACTAACGCCAAAACGCTGCACTGACAAGGCTGCATATCGCACTGCGTCAAGTAGATCGTCATGTTCCTTCACGATCTTGCCCTGTTTGCGGTGATAGCGACGAAATTCGTCGAAGAAGTCCTTCTGATCAGCAAATACCTTGAGCCGGCCAGTCCGCATCCGCTCGAGCATCTCCATGATCCCTGGCTCGACGAAATTTGAGCCGTCTGCGTTGGTGAAACGCGCCACGACGTTCATTCCTGCCTCGCGGTAGAGGTCTGCCATCGTGTTGCCGGAGCCTTTGTCGCGGTTGTCGCCATCGTGAGGATAGATCAGCGGTATCGCCGGCCCCTTCGACCGAATCATGGCGCTGTGGACCGCTGGGATCTCTCCTGCGCGCTTATATGAGTCGTAGAGGTAGATGATGTCCCGATCTGCGTCGTATGCCGTCCACGCCACTGCTGTAGGGTGGCTGATGCCGAAGTCGATGGCGCAGCAGATCTTGAAGTGCTGCGGTATTTCGAACGGGTCGACCTTGATTGCCTCTTCCGCGACAGGGAAAACCATCCCCTCGCCCAGTACGGGGATGCCTTTCGACCGCATTTCCCGCTGATAGTCAGGAATCGCCGCCAAAAGCTGGCGTTTTGTGTCGTCGTCGAGGTGATCTGCCTCGTCCCACGTCACGTTTTGCAGATACTGCCCCTCTTTGAGGCTCTCCATGAACTGGCCAACCAGTTCTGTCATCCCGTTTTCCGGTGTGAACGTCAAAAGGACGTAGCCGCCCCTGCCATCGTTGCCGGTGGCAGTACGGGTCAGCACCTGTGGGTAGATTTCAGGGTCAGTCGGCTCTTCGTCGATCCACGCGATGTCGATGGAGCTTCCCATCAGCGGCGCTTGGCCTTGGCTGTACGATTTATGGCTCAAGCAGGAGTAGCCCCCGCTCTGGTGCCAGATGTAGACGTCCTTCGCCAGGCGTGGTGTGCCTGCGGCTGGAACGATGCTGCGTACTTCGTCGGGCAAAATGAACCCGCCGTCGAAGATCCGCCCGTTCAGCGTCCCAAATAGCTCTTTCTGGATCACGTCGCGCATCTGCTCGCCGGTCACCCCCATCGCCCAGGCGTTGATGGGCCGGTGGAACTTGATGCCTGGCCACCAGTCGGGGTATTTGCCAGTGAGGTGGCAGGCCATCTCGTATGCCGCGCTGTAGGATTTGCCGACGCGGTTCGCGGCCATGAGCGCCCGCTGCTTTGAGCGAGTGCCGGCCTCGTAGAACTGCATCTGCCATTTGTACGCCGTGAAGAACTCAAGCTTGTTCTTCTTCTTGTGGGCGCGGATGACGCGGATCGCCTCTGCGAGAGCGACCGCCTTCTCCTCGTCCGCCTGCGCCGCGATCTGTGCGCGGGCAACGACCTCCTGATCGGCGATGGCCGCGAGGTCAGGCTTGAAGTTCTCGTCGTGCGTGTCGGTCAATGGCGAGTGCCTTGGTAGACCATGTCGATGTGTGTGAGCGCCATCTGCGTCGCCGCCTCGGCTATCGCCTCGTACACAGCAGCCGCGCCGCCCTCGACGTTGCCGCTGATCTCCAGTTCGCCGTCGTCGGTGAAGCCCAGCACCACAACTTCGTCGAAGCGACCGATGCAGTCTTCCAACAGCAAGTCCGTTGTCTTCTGAGTGCCGGAGGCACGGGGTTCGAATGCCACTACGTTGTCGGGGAGATCGTCGTTGTCTGCCATGTGCTTCTTTCTATATTTTTGACGGGTCGATGCCCGCCGCCTTCAACGCTTCTACTGCGTCTTCGAAATTCATCTTTGTATCGACTTGCAACCGCTGGTCAAGTTCTTGCCGGTCAGCCCATCCCCCCTTGTTTTTGAGGAAGAAGATCTGCGCTGCCACATTCCCCTTGAGCGCGTTCTGGAAAAGGCTGTCGGTGACCATCTTGATACCGCGAGAGGTGCCACGGTCGATGGCCTCCTGCACGGTGGGGTCATTTTTGACGAGCTTGCCAAACGTAGTCGGCGGTAGCTTGAGCGCGTCGGCGATCTGCTTCGTGGTCATGCCGACACTGGCCATCATCTCGACTTCGCTGAGATCCACTTTCGGCAGGGCGTAGACCCGACCGGCGTCGTCGACTAAGTCGCGGGGCTGGTGGGGGTTCGGCGCCAGGACAGGTTTCGCGTCTTTGAGCAGAGGCAATGGGTCGGCGTCTTCGACAATCTCCTGTACTGGTTTCTGTACAGGTTTCGATTTTGCTTTCGGCTTACGCGAACTCACTGGCGCCGGAGGCGCATCGAAGTCGGGGATGCTAATACTGTCGAACGGATCGCTCACGCGGCGTTGTCCTCTCAAGTTTCGGTGGTGTTGTAGCCGTGAAGAGAAGCGAACGCAAGCAGCGATTGCATCTGGGCTTTGAGGGCGTCTATTTCCTGCTGGATCGATGGCCGGCCTACTGGGTTGGCAGTCGTTGTCGCCAGGGGCTGGGCGCGCTTCTCTGCTGCGCGCTGCTTACGGTACCCCCTCATGTATTGGCGGTTGGCGTCCCGTTCACATTCACGGCACTTGTGATTGAGATAGACCTTGATGGTGCGGAACTGGTCGAGCGGTTTGTCTTGGTCACAGGTGTTGCATTTACGAGTGGTCATTTTTCGTCCTTTCGTGGTTTCGTCTTACGCCTGCATAGGTGTGAGGCCGTAAGAAGTCAACACACACTAACCCCCATACCCTTTTACTACCCACCCTTTGAGATCGGCCAAAGGGTGGTACAAAGGGTGGGTGTCTTTAAGCCACTGGAATTGCACGGCAATTTTGCCAATGCACTCACCCTTCCACCTTTTTCGCGAAATTTGGGTTTCTGGCGGAGCATATAAAACACCCCCCTTTTATCCATTATTTATATATTTTTTTTCTCTTAGAAAATAAGAAGAAAAGGTGGAAGGGTGAGTGCATTGGCCAAAAACACCAGCTCGTAGGCGGGTTAGGACGACACCCACCTTTTTTGCAACTAAATTCAAAGGGTGGAAGGGTGAGTGCCTCCACCGGCGATCCCTGGCGAGGGGGTAAGAGTCTCACTCAAGTAAAGGTTGACTGAGCTTTTGAGATTTTCGCGGAACGGGGCCTACACCTATAAACGCGCGCGGGGACGCGGAGACCCCCTCCCCCCACCCCCGAAACAACCAAAAACGGCGGATTTCCGCCATTTTCTAGCGTCTGCCCGATAGGGCATGGGGCGCAGATGCTAGGTTTTGTGCGGGTTTGCGGGCATTTGGTACAGTCAATGGTACAGCTGGCCAATGATTGCCATTGATCAATAGCAATTCGGTCGCGCGTTTTTAATAGCGACAGCGCAGAGCGTAGGCGGACCTATCCGCTAACCCCGCATCCTTAGTTGCAATTGCATCTATCTATTTATATGCAACTAACGCTTGACACTATCGCCTGCCCTGCCTATTGCCAGGGCAGACAACAACCAAAAGGAAACCGATCAATGAAACAAACAGCAATCCACGGCGCCCTATTCCTTATCTACCTATGCGCTGCCCTGGCGCTTGACGCTTGGATATTTGGCCCACCTTACAACTATTAGTTGACTGTCTAACCGGCGCCAGTCTATAAAGGCGCCAGACAACAAACCGGAAAAGGAAACAAACCAATGTTGATGCAAACGAAAAACACCCTGGCATTTGATATATCGGGCCTGTCGCTAGCGATACAGGCGCAGATCTTAGGCGATAGCAAAAACGTATCGCTTTTTTCCAGATTGCCCGAAACGCTTTTGGGCCTTGATACAAACGCAAAGACAGTCAAGGGTGAGCGATACGGGATAAAGACAGCAATTCTTTATCTAATGCCAGCAATGGGAAGTGGCGTTAACTTGTGCGCTATGGCAGAGCTTGCCCGATGCAAAGAGCCATGCCTATTCACGGCGGGCAGAGGGGCAATGTCTAATGTAATGCTGTCGCGCCTACGCAAAACGCTCTATTTCAACCAATACAGAGACGAATTTATGGCGCAACTGTCGCGGGAAATAGCGACCTATCAACGCAAGGCAAAACGCGACGGTTTCAAGCTTGTTGTACGCCTTAATGGCACAAGCGACATTCGGTGGGAGAATATCGCGCTGCCTTTAAATGGCGCGCCTAACATTTTTGAATTGCATAGCGACGTTCAATTTTACGATTACACAAAAATTGCTAATCGCAAAAATATCCCTGGCAATTACGATTTGACGTTTAGCTATTCCGGCGCGCCTGCCTACGCGCCATTTGTTTCGCGCGCTGTGGCCAATGGTGAGCGTATCGCTGTTGTTTTTCGGTCGCGCGCTGTTGTTGATCAAATGCTGGCCAATAACGAAACATTTTTGGGCCTGCCTGTTGTTGACGGAGACGACAGCGATATCCGCCACTTAGATCCAAAAGGCGCAATTGTGGCGCTTTACGCAAAAGGCAAGGCAAAACGCGATCAATCCGGTTTTGTTGTCGGGTGATTACAACCGATTTTTGGGAGATCAACTTATGAGCTATTCCGAATTAATCGCGACCGAACGCGCCAGGTTTGAACGCGCGCCAATGTCACAATTGCGATCAACGCGCCTTGCCCTAGCAATCCATGCATGGGGCAACACAACAGAGGAAAGGGCGCGGGCAGAGGCAATAGAGGCAATTATCCATGCCCGATTGCGCGCCAAGCGCAAACCGTAACGCCCCGCTCTGCGCCTTGCTAGCCAATAGCTAGCAGGGCGTTTTGCTATGCGCGCCCTATGCCTAAATTGCGCTCTGCCTGCCTGGCGCGCTGTTTAGGCCTATTACGCGACAGCAAGGGATTAAAAAGACACTATGGCCCAAAACAGACAGGGCAGACGCAACAAACGCGAATTGCGCGCTATTGCCTACCATTTAGCGGACCTAATCGAAACAGGCGCACAAGCGATACAGGCGCGCAATCCTGCCCTGTCGCGCATTGACGCGATCAATGAGGCAATGGCCCAAATGGTGCAAGGCAGGCAGGCATAGGCCTATGCGCGACAACATACAGACAGCGACAGGCCCACCAGGGCAAGGCCCACCAGGGCAAGGCCCACCAGGCGCGCGACAGCGACAGCGACAGCGACAGCGACAGCATGGGGATTGCGCCTGTTGGTGCCAATTGATCGCCAGGCTAAGGCGCGCCTCTGCGCCTCTGCGCCTCTGCGCCTCTGCGCCTCTGCGCCTCTGCGCCTCTGCGCCTCTGCGCCTCTGCGCCTC